AAGCCCGCTTGTGCAGGCTTGGAGGAAAGTCAGAATAGACTTCGGCGTCTTCATCATTGCATTCTTCAATTCGATCAAAAAGACTTCCAGCACGGATCAGCTTGAATCCCCAAACCCCTAAATCTGGGGTTTTGGAATAAGAGCACTCAAGCACTGTGCCATCTGATAAGAGTATCCCTTTGTCCTGAGCTTCATAGGCTCCGATTTCGTCGTAAATGTCACCTTCAAATTCAATCAAATCATCGGAGGTGCCGTAGATTTTTGTTGTCATGTTTTCTCCAAAAGAAAACCGCCCGGAGGCGGTCAAGAATGATTTCAGTGATTATTCATCAAATTCAAAGGGCAGCTGTCCTCCGAAAGCTAGAGAGAACCTTCGTTCGTATTCTTCTACTGACTGACTAGTTTTGGCGATACCGACAACCTGCCAAATATGTGCACGCAAAGCTGTTAAGCCAATTTCGTTGAGGAATTGGTGGAGTTTGTCGTATTTTTTGCCTTTTGATTCTTTTTTCGCTTCCTTGAGCAACGCAAGGAGCTTGCCATTGCTCTTGGCCAAAGGAAGGTAAATGAACTTCAACGTTAGATGGTAATGTTCCCAGTTACGACCTCGGACTGGGACTGGTATGTCATAGAGCCTCTGCCATTCTGCGTATAAGTCGTCCGGGAACTCTTTCGACCATTTTCTTGCCTCTTCAAGGATGTACTCTCTAAAGGCTGCAATTACCGCTTCTTTTGTGGAATTGTACCCGGCCAGCTTGTAAACAAGTTCTCTAATACCCAACTTGGCAGAGGCTTGAAGAATTATCGAAGCATTTTTTACTAAAAAGGCTTGGTTTGACTTAAGTTGATTATCGTCATTAGCCCTGATTATGGCTTGACAAATGTCAATCAAAATCGTTACGTCATATCCATACGCCTTCCGCCCGGAACCAGTTTGATCTAGTTTAAAAACAATAGGTTGGTCTGTTTTTTTAGAAAGTTCGGAACCAATATACGGGAGCATGGACTGAGAGCTTAAGAACTTTTTGATTGCCGTTCCACCTCCTGTCGCAAATCCCAATGCTTCCGCGATTCCTCTTTGACTCATAACGGCCGTATGGTTAGAGTCGTTAAGAACATAGCAAGGTATATCTACACCAATTACTTCCTTGAAGTTTCCTTTGTGAAGGGCCTTAAAGCCTCCGCTCTTTACTAATGCTGCATTGCGTGCAATTTCAGATCTGCGTTCGGGAGAGAGTTTCTTGGCTCTTTCAACACCGCCTTTGGACTGCTTAGTTTTATCATCCATAGCAAGCACCTAAAAATATAATTTGCTTGCTTGATTGTAACTGATTTTGTTCTTGATTGTTAAAGGTTAATCGGCTACCTTTATGTACAAGAAAACCGCCCGGAGGCGGCTGTTAGACATCAATTTTCTCCCATCTCATCAATTCGGGACCCGGAAAGGGAGCGTCAAAATCCATCGGATCACTGTTCGGTCCGCCAAAAACAAAGTCATCGTTCACATAAGTGAGGATTTCATAGAACTGCTCACCAGTTTCGGGATCGTTTAAAAGAACGATTATTTGATCCAGTTCATCAAACTGGTGATTTCGAGGATTGTCAGTGTTTTCAAGTTCAAGTTTCATTTTCTGGCCTCCGGTTGATATGGGGCGGGGAGGGCCCTAAAAGCAATCACATCAGAATGTGCGGTTTCCCATCTTCCCAACATGTCGAAATAGTTTTGCTGCACGTAATCCGCATCCTCGTCTTTAAAGGTCACGAGGTACTCTCCGCACTCCGGAGGATTAACCTCCGGGAACGGGTTCCAGGCGTCTGGGTTGTATTCATTAATTTCAGCGATTTCTCCTTTAGAAATCGTAGTAGAACTATGATCTAAATCGAAACAAATGTATGACGTTGTATTCGTCATTTGCCTGTTTACTTCATCTTCTACGAATTCCTCTCCGTAAATAACATTTAACGCTTGTTCAAGCGATTTATCTTTGAATCGATATTGGTACTTCATGCTTTTTCTCCATCGGAAAGTAAGGCTCAGGCAAGTTACAAAAAGCGACTACATCGTTTTTAAACATCCACTGACCGTACTCAAATCTGGCGAAATCAAGAAAACTAATCGTTGTGCCCGTGTCTGTTTTCATTTGCCGCGTTACTAAGTAGGCTCCGTCTCCTGGCGGCCTTTTCTCTGGGAAAGGTTTCCAAACGTCCAGCATGTTTCTAGGAACTTCTTCAAAATAACTTTTGTCTATCCGAAAGTTGTAAGCATCATCCTCAAATGAGAAAAATATGTAGGTGGAAGAATCTGCCATCTCATTTCTGCATACCTCGTTAATGCCGTCATCTGAGATGAACTGATTCATCTTGCGTTTTAACTCAGGGTCTTTAATCTTCCACATCTTTATCTCCAAAAGAAAAGCCCCGCACTGCAGGGCTTATGGTTACTTATTTATTGTCTCCGCCGGAGCGTCCTGAGAGGTTCCAACGACCTCGGCATCTTCAATATCCTTGAAGTCATCGACGGTGACGGCATTGATGTCGATTACGTCGTTCGGGTCGATCTTTTCCCCGGCTTCTCGTTTCGCGTCAACATTAGCCACCTGCAGAGCCTCAATTGAAACAGGCAAATATTTAAAGAGGCGGCGGATGACAGTTTTCAGGGCCATGGCCTCAAAATAGTTGTTCCAAATATTTTTACTCTTGGCCTTGGCTTTAACAGCTTCGACCTCGGCGCGAGACATGACCTCGAACTGGTATCCGCCACCGCGCAGATTTGCGACCGCGTAGACAAAGGTGATCGGTTTTTTAACTCGGTCAGCTTCACAACTCGGCACGTGATGAATGTCCGGATGTAGGCCAAGCTGATAATTAAAATCGTCACCTTCGTGGACCGCGAACGCAGAGAGAGACAAAACTTGTCCGGAACGACGGGCAAGGTCAATCATTCCGCGGTAACCAAGAATTAACTGGCACTGGTTACCGTAGGGAACAAGGTACGCTTGGCCGAGAGCAGAACCGGGTTCAAGGCCAAGCTGGGCGGACTGCATAACGGCGCCCAAGAAAGATGCCGGGGTTGTATTGAGGAGGGCAGGAGTTTTTCTAAGCTCTGTGGCAGCAATGCGAGCCATGCGATCAGCGCTCAGATGTTTTGGGACGGCCAAGGCGAGTTGCTTTTTAAACTGGTCGGACAAGACCTGCTGCACGATGATTGGCGCTTTTGTTTTGGGTTTGGCGACTGGAGCAGAGGGGGCGCCGACAGCGGCGGCGAGTTGGTCGGATGTGGACATAATTTAATTCCTATGAAAAAGCCCCTCGAACTGGAGGGGCTTGGGTTGATTAAGAGTTACGAGAAATAAGGCAGAGGCAAAAATAAAGCCCGCTTGTGCAGGCTTGGAGGGAATTTGGCTCGGTTGATCCGGCTCAACCGAGAAAGCCTTTTCTTGTTGCACTGTACTGTAGTGCTCGAAGCGAATATTACACAAAACCGCTCTTTTTATCAGTAGAAACCCTGCCCATTTTGTGTAGCCAGCAATCTAAAAGGTTACGCGCACACACGCATTACACGAGTTGAGGATTCCTTGAGGTAGTCGTAGTAATCATCCAGGTGGTCTTCCCGGAAGGTATCCGTGTCGAAACGTTTTGAGGTTTGCGTTTTGTAGGTGAGGACTTTCTTGCCATCGAGCGTAAGGATTTCGTTGTCCTTCATTCCTATTGCAATTTTGGTTTTGAGCGCGTCCTGCTGCTTTTTAAGTTCCTTAATTTCACCAGCAATACGTGCATACTCACCATAATCAATAGCAAGCTCACCTTGAGCCTCCACAGCTTTTCCGTTACTTTTTCCATATAGCTGAAGTACGTCATCAATGTTGATCGGGTCAGGCGGAATTTTCTTCAGAACGTTTTCGTTCCAGAAGCGGGAGCACTTTTCTTTGATCACTTGGAACACATCCGGACGAGCATCGACCCAGTACATTCGAAAGTCGGAACCTCCGATGAGTACCGCGAGATACATTCCTTTGAGCTTCAGAATGCCGCAGTACCATTGAATCTGCGTTTCGTAGTAAAGCGGGATCACGTGCTCGGTTCTGAGGTTGTTCTGTTTGATCTCGAGCTCCTGGCTCGGGCCCCAAAGGTCAGCGGTAAAAGCGTTTGCCGTCTTAGCCTCAAACGCGACATCCGTGTTAATAATGCGCTCGACGCCCGTGATGTCGGCATACTTCTCAATTTCTTCAACCTTCAGTAGCGGCCGAACTTTTCTCGCAATCTCAGGATTGATAATTGCTCGGTCGATGTTTGCAATCGCCCAAGGAGTTTCCGGATCAGCAAACTGGTGAGAAACCTTTTGAACTCTCTTGCCGGTGCGCAGATGAAATTCTTTTGCGACCGTATCTTCGAGAACGGTTCCCCAGTAAGCAGGCTCGGACATTTCTTTATCTTCAGAAAGCCCGAGCTTATCGTTCCAAACGTCCAGCGGCGTTTTCCATGGATTCAGCCCGAGGACGGCTGCCACGTCCGATCCGCCGATGCCTGTACGCCGGCCTTCTAACCAGGCGGCTCTTTGTTCGTTAGTCATTTTTTCGGATTCCTATCAATAAAAAAATCTGTAAATAGTGCTGAAAAAGGGGTCTGCGGGAGGATTGGTGTTTTATCGTTTCGCAGGGCTAATTCTTCTTCGCGTCTTTTGCGATACCATTCTTTGCTCTGCCCAACCCTCTTTTCTTTGTTTTTTGCGTAGTACTGGCGCTTCAGTTCTCGGTTGCGCTGTTTTTTACGCTCTGCGTCAGTAATTACCGCCATTCGTTTTCCTTCAAAAATCCGTCAAACAAAGGCTCAATCTCAGGATGTCGTTCATCCTCACCAGCCTCAGCCAGTTGATTGATCCGCTCGTCACAGTAGCGAGGGATGTACTCCTCAAAAAATCTTTCAAGGAGCCGCTCATACTCTGCTTCGCGTTTTTCTTCTTGCCAGGACGGCTGCCACAAATCGCCAGGGCCAGGGCAAGTTCTCGGAGTTACATGCATAGCAGCCACCGCTGAAAGGCATCGGCGCCCAGGACTACGGTCAACGTGCCGAAAAACATGACGGCGGCGATCAGAGCGCAGAGGAAACATGCGAGATCGTCCTCTAACAGATCATCAAATTTTTTATTCATGGCAACCTCGAGATTGGGGTGAACCTGCGATCAGTAATCTCTATATGCGATCTCAAACCCAGACCTTTGCCCAATTACTGATTATTCCCGCTTGAAGTACCTCTCAATCGACAAACGAGGGGACGGAGTCCGGGCAAAAATTTCCCTTTCGCAGGTTCAAAACTGTAAAAAAGCCGCCAGCTCAAGGAGGAAAACTGGCGGGGCAGAGGAGAGAAACTTTTAATTTTTAACATCTGGGTAGATGTCTTTATCAATCGCTTCTATTGCCAGATCACCGATGGAATTCAACGCATACTCTTTGAATAGCGCTTTAACTTCCTTCTGAGCTTCAGCGGTTGAAACTACATGAGCTAGGTCAAGTGTCACCTCTTTCTTTCCATAGAGCAGGGCGGACACCACAGCACGCTCTGCATAAGCCAGCGCGTCAGTGAGACAGGTTGCAGAGCCTCTTTCCGTCAAGATGTCATCAACAACTTCGTCAAAAATTTGTTTTTGCTCGTCTGGTAACAAGATCATTTTTCTCTCCTATAAAACCATGTGAAAAAGACCACATAAAAAAGTCCCCGGCGCTGAAAAACTGGCACTAACAGTTAATTAAGAAAACAGCGCAGGGGACTTGTTTATGTGAACTATTAGAAAATTCCTAATAGTTCGAGGGTTGATTAAGCTGACCGTTCGCCAGACTCGTAAGCGGCGAGAACGTTTTCTAAATGCTGGATTGCTTCTTCTTTTTTCTTGAAGGTTTCCCAACTAGTCTTGTTATAAAGAAACATTTGAAGGCCTTCGAGTTTGTCGCAACTCTGAAATGCCGAAAACGCCCATTCGTGACGCCCTATTTTTAAAAGATCACAAACGTATTCGTCTTTATAAAACACCTTAAATTCATAGTTAAACGACGTGTACTCAGTAACTTTTTTACGTTCATACGTTGCTAACATGTTTTTCTCCTAATAATTCGACTTCCTAGTTCGGCCTGTAGGGCTTCAAATCTTGCAAAAATGACCTCTAGCTCAATGAGCGCTTGTCTTTTTGTCTGGAAACTAAGTCCGGCAACGTTTGCCAATAACACATCGTTGACATCGCATTGCTCTTTTTCCCAAATCCCGGAAAATCGCCAGTCATTTCTTTTAGGTCGGACCAGACTGACGATGTTTTTCCCCTTGTAATAAATCTCATAAACTCGAGGGATAACGCGCTTAACTTTTAAAAGCATTTTTTCTCTCCTGTAAAAAACAGAAGCGTCCTCCGAATCCATGACACGCTAGGTCGATTCACTCAAGAGGTAATGAGGAAGACGCTTATGTTTGCGCTCTTCTCTTACTCTTGCGAGAGCGCTTAGCTCACCCGGCTTACGATGCCGAGCCGCCTGAGTTACTGTTCTTGGTTTTCATTTCCTCGTTTGGTTGGTTTCTCAGGACCTCAACGCAGTTTGCTGTTCTTGATACTGCGTGCATCTCAAATGCCTTTATTTGTCAGAGGTCTCTAGCTGAAAAGTGTTTCGTGGCTACCGTTTGCCTTACTCATTCACTTCACTGACTGCTGTTGTCCGATTGTGTGTCTTTGCGTGAACAGCACCGCCCGCACTTGGCCGTTTCGAATTTTTTCGCTCACAGACTCTGCTTCTGTCTGCTGCGTCCGGGTTTAGTACTCCATGGCCCGGATTCTGAAATTGTTTACCTTAGAGAAACATTAGGTATCTCCTTAAAATCATTAAGGAGAAGTATAAGGTAAAAATTAGGCAGAAACAAGGAAAAAATTAGGAATACCTAAATTATTTCCTAAAATTTTTCTTTGTTCTTATTGATCTGAATGTCTGTGTTTGCGTTTTTAGGCAACAAAAAAGCCGCTCTCGCGGCAATAAAAAACCGCCCGGAGGCGGCAGATATTGACTAATAAATTAATCTAAGCGGCTTTATTTTCTTCTATTAAAACATCAGCCGTTTCTTCGGGAGAGGATGTTTTTATAAACTTAACATCCGTTGCCTTTGCCATGCTATTGACGGCGTTTTCAGCCGAGGTATCTACCAAAGAGCAGTCCAAGATTAATCCTCTAGTTCTAGCATGAGGGAAGATTGTTAAATCCAAAAGTCTTTGTTTCGCGGTATTCAAATCCTCTGTAAGAGAAAACTCGCGTAACAACCCATACTGGCAAATAAACCTATCAGATAAAAAATCGTATTTAGCTGTGTATTCGCCGATTCTGTACTGCTGGTCGAAATAATTACAAAGCTCGGGGTGCGTCTTGATCGCGTTGTCTTTTACATTTCTCCGAAACTCTTTAACCAACTGAATCCTTTTATTTTTTTGAGGAATCTTGAATTTTCGATAATCCTCAGGAGAAACCAAGCTGGACTGATCCATAATCGCTTGTTCAACAAGATCATCTAATCCATCACAAAAAGTCTGGTACTCTTTTCCGATTTTCAATCCGGTGATTGGAGCTACAAGTTCTTGAATAGACGATACCGCCTGATCGTTCAAAGCGTTTATGGAAAAATCAATTAACGACTTAACTTGACGGTTGTTTTTTCTATATAAAGATTCCAGAATCCTGTCTGAAAGTATTGGTTTAACAGAAACGGCTCCTTGAAATAAAGTAATAACTCCGATCATGAATCGTTCTTGAGAGCCAACAACCGGTGTCCATAACAGAGGTGCCCAGCTTGCTTTAAAGTCTGGGAGGTCAGGAAACTTTAGGTTCATTGTCGTCGTCCGCAAATAAAGGTCCGAATTCCCCAGAGGGAAGATGAGAACTTAATTGATCAGGTAATTTTTCAAAGCTTTCATCGAGAATTTTAGTTAGTTTTTCAGCCTCTCTTCTGAGTTGATTTAATAAAATAGGCTCAATGCTTAGATTGGCAAATTCTTCCAAAGACCGCTTACCAATGTCTTTCGGAAACTTTTCCGCTTTTTTCTGACAATTTCTTATTGCATCTTCAAGTTCCTTTGCGGAAGGTTTTAGAACTTTCTTATAGATATCAATAAGTCGATTTTGTCTTTCCAACCAAGAGGGTTCTCCAAATGTGCGGCCATGATCAATTAAGTAAAAATTATCTTCTCCTCCCCAAAGAATATTTCCTAAATGCCTGTCTTTGTTGATAATGAGCTCGTCAAAAGCCACAGTAGAGCACCAGCCTTTCCATGCTTTTAATGCCTTATACCCGGCTTCTATTGTTGTCCCTTTCGCAGTGAAGGCATTCATATAATTTGGGTAATTAACAAATTCGCATCCGTAAAGAATTGATTTCATCTCACCGTCCCAAACTAGAAATTGTGAGGGAATCGGTAACTCGAGTTTCATTCCCAAACAGGCAGAGAACAACTCACGAATGACTTCATCAAAATTTATTTTTTTAACCAGAGCCATCCGTTTTGTTTTGTCTTCTAGGATAACAGTTGCTTTATAGGCATCGTTAATACCTTTATCGGCAAAAGGCTCTTTCTTTAAGACTGTTGCTAATCTAATTCCAAAATTAGAGCTTGTCATTTTGTTTAAAACCTATGGTTATTTCTTATAACGAAATCAACGCAGTTAGCCGGATCTTTGGGCTGAGTTACTGACCTCTTCGTTGTAACAGCTTCTCTCTTTCTGAAGCAGGCATCCGAGATAGCCTCCAAGCAAGGGCTGAAATTTCTTTTTCTTTTTTGCACTCGGACTGATAAATTCTTGTCAATTTCTCATCGACTTCTAATCTAGATCTAAGGAAATTTGGGCGAAAGTTCAAAACCGACATATATTCAAATTGTCTGCCTAGGTGCCACGACATGCTGTATCCCTTTTCCATGAAGTCTCCACATTTTGCTTGCAACCAAATTGCCGAAAATGCTATGGCAATGACTTCATCCCAACAATCTTCAAAAGGGTCTTCGATAAGCTTTTTAAAGAAGAAAAAGCTTCTTTTGTATTTCTTCTTGAACAAGGCTTCACATAACAGAGTCGCAGTCTGATTCAAGGTCTCTGCCGACATGCCCGCCTTAGCGTGAGATATGAATAAGAAAAATATGGGTACGTATACACCCATGAGGTTCCATTTTTTCTCTGCTTCAGACGGTATCACATAAAATTTATTTAAAGAATAAAGGCTTTCGGGAGCACGGATGCCTCGTTCACAGAAAAGCATTTTTCTTCTCCTAAATCTTTATCAAACTGATCCGGATCTTTCAATGACTTCTCCGATAACTTGAACTTGCTCAGTGTCTGCTGGGCTAATAGTTTCGTCCGGGAAATTTGGATTTTCTGAATGCACCATAATTGAGCCGTCGATTTTTCTATAAAGCCGCTTTACTCTTAAAGCATCTCCAAAGACAAAAGCATAGATTCGACCATCTATGATCTCAGTTTTAGAGCAGTCAACTAAGACCACATCATGGTCAAGCAAAAGAGGTTCCATGGAATCTCCCTTCACTTTGAAACGCTTGCAGTCTTCGGGATTGATGTTCTTTCTCTGGAACCACGAACGACGATAAGCAGCTTTGTACTCAGAAGCCAACTCTTCCAAAGTGGAGTTTTGCTCGAAGCCTGCTGCAAATCGAATTTTGTATTCAGGAATTTCTACCCAATCATCGTCATCACACACATCTTCTGTTACCAGTACGTTAGGAGATTTCATGGGTCCGTTCCCTGTCGCAAGCCAAGTAGAGGAGACTCCGAGAACTTTGGCCACCTTGGGCAGGTAAATAGATTTGATGCTTTTTGATTTGCCAGAAAACCAATCCGAAACAGAAGCCGGGGAAATAAAACATAACCTAGCGATGTCACTTTTCTTTAATCCGGAATCACTCAACGCCAAGGTTAAACGCTCTGCCAATGTTGTTTTTTCGTTCATTTGAGTAACCCTTTCTTTATTAGGTTTTCCTAATACATTTTAAAGAAAAATAATTAGGCGCATTGATTAAGTAATTCGGAAAACCTTATAATTTAATAAGGCAAAAATTAGGAAGAATTTAGCTATGCGCAAAAAAACCGATACTCAGACAGCCCGCCTAATCGTTGATTCTTTAGGCGGAACTACAGCTGTTGCAAACATCTGTGAAGTTAAACCGGCCAGCGTTTCCGGATGGCTTAAGTCTGGAATGCCAGAAGGCCGCCTTTTGTTCTTGCAGAAAAAATTCAAACGCATTCCGGTGATTAAACACGCTGTCGCCAACTAACTGGGAGTCGCTATGGCTCGCTATAGAAAAATAGACGTCCGAATGTGGAATGACAGGAAGTTCAGGGAGCTTTCGGATAACGGCAAACTTGCCTTTATTTTGCTCCTGACTCATCCAGATACCACGCAGATAGGAACTATCCGGACACGAGTTTCAAACCTTGCTGACGAATTGGGTTGGCAACGAGATGCCATGTCGCATGCCATCCAAGAAGTCACTTTAAACGGCATGATTGATGCTGATGAGAAGGCAGGGCTAATGGTCATAAATAACTTCCTAAAGTACAACGCGCCTTCTTCTCCTAATGCATTCAAGTCATGGTGCGAATTGATTGATCTGATGCCCGAATGCGACCTCTTGGATAAGCATGTTGCACGCCTGAAAACCTTTGTCGATGGCCTTTCTGTAGGAATGAGAAATGCCATCCCTAATGACTTAATTGATGCCATCAAGGATGCCATGTCCCGTACCAATGGGCAACCATGTCGCACCCAGGAACAGGATCAGGAGCAGGAACAGGATAAGGAAATACACACCCACGAACACCATCCAAAAGCCTTCGAAACTTTCGCGGGGCGTGTGTGTGAAAAAGAGACTCCTTTAAAAACCGCTCCTGTTGAACAAGAGCTCCCACTGCAGAGGACAACTGTTTCTAAAACGGAAACAGTTGAGAAGAAGTCAAAGGTCAAACGACAGAAGAAGGAAAAGATCCCGTGTCCCTTTAAGGACGGAGATCAGATTCCGGAGGACTACCTTACGACAGCTAAGCGGTATGGAGTTCAAGACCCGCAATCGCTATTTGATTCCTTGATCGCCTACTGCAAAGCCAAGGATGTTGAGTACGCAGACTACAAAGCGGCGTTCACAACATTCTGCATCAATGACAAAGCAAAGCGAGAGAAGAAGAGCCAGAACCAATTCAACAACGCTCCGCCCTTCGAGTACGAACCTCCAGGCGGATTCACGGACGACTACTACAGAGACCAATGCGAATTTGATGAACACGGGAAATTAAAACTATGAACAACACAGACAGCAAGAATCTCAAAGCCGTTAATACCATTCTCGGGAAATTGGAAATAAGGCAAGTGAAAATGAATTGCATCCTTCACGGGGAATATCTGGCGAATCAAGTCTGGTTAGGCGGGAAACTCAAAGAAATAAGTGAATGCCCCAAATGTCATGAAGAACATTTAGCTGAAAGGGCTATTGATGAAGAGAAGGCCAGAAAGCAGGAAGAGGCTAAAAACCGCCAGGCGAGAATCAAAGAAACCCGTATGCCTCTTGAGTATCAAACCAAAGGTTTCTCAACCTTCATTCAAGAGACCGACAGCCAAAAGGCCGCATTCAAATTGGCAAGACGTTTTGTTAAAGGCTGGGAAAAAGCTAAGGCTGGCGGTTACGGTTTGTTATTCCTCGGCGGTTGTGGCACCGGTAAAACTCACCTTGCGTGCGCAATCATGTTGGAGCTCATGGAGCGTTATCTATTCGTTTATCCAAGGTACTACAAGGTCAGCGAGATTTTCTCAGCCGTCCGGAGCACTTACCAGACTGGGGTAATAACGAACGAAGAGGAAATGCTGAAGTTCTTTTCTTCGATTCAGCTTCTAGTGATTGATGAAGTCGGCATCCAAAAAGGCTCCGAGGCTGAAAAGAGAATCCTCTTTTCCATTCTCGACAATCGAGTGACTTCAAACAAGCCGACCATCCTAATGAGCAATCTCGGGCCCAAGGCGCTGGCTGAACTACTCGGCGACCGTCTTTATGATCGTGTGCGATCTAAATGCGTGCCAATGCTTTTTGCCGGGCCATCCATGCGTAAACCCGCTACTGCTGATCTTTTCGATTGAGGTGCGTCATGTCTGATTCTGCATGGACACTGCCGATGATCATCCTGGCGCCGGTCGTGTTTATCAACCTGTTTTTATTCGGATTACTCGTGAGAGCGGCTTTCCAGTTCAGCCAGGAGAAGAAAAATGAATAACGGGTTTCTTTGTGTTTTTTTGTACTTAATCGGCGGTTCCTTTGTTGGTGCTTTTTTGACAGGTAATGGCATGCGTTTTGATGGTCTCAGATTTTTCACTCTCCTAGGTTTTTCGGGAGGCGTTCTCAGTCTTCTTGACTTTGCCTGGTTTGCTCACTCGGGATCGAATCTCGATTACAGCCTGACATTACTGGCAATAGTTGTTGCTCTGGATTTTATTTTCGCTTTCGGGAGGAAGTCTGAATGAGCGGGTGCTGCCTGTACTGCAAGTTCGCCGAGAGCTACTGGATCGATCCAGCAGGAAACATTCGGCGCCCGCCTAAGTCTTCTTTCGGAGACATGAACATCTTCTGCCACCACCCGGATAAAGGCGCCAGCATCGAGTGCTACCCGATCTCGTTCACAAGGTGTTCCGTTTTTGAACGTGACACAGACGAGCGTATTGAACGCAGGAGAGCATTTTTCTCGCAATTTGATAGATACCGCGTCCATGCTGAGTTAATCGCTCAGAGACGCTAGACGGCTGTTTAAACAACATTCAACCAATGGAGAAAAGAAATGGAAGTTACTTTGATTGTTATTGCCGTCACTCAGATTTTTTTATCTATAGCGATTGTTTTCCTAAGTCTTACCCAGAAAGACATTCGCAACTCGATGCAAAGCTTGTTGAAAATTTTCCGAGAATTGGATGGTTACAAGCGACGCAACGATTAAGGAGCGATCTATGACCTTATTCTTTGCCAAGTTTTCTGAGAACTTCTTCGCTCTCCCTTATCGGAGCAATCCATGTGTTGACCAAGGAGTTGATCATTCTGGACATTGCCTCAGCAATCTCAAAGGAGTCTTCTCCGGAAAGATCGATTTCTCCGGAATGCGCGTGTTCGTTTCCGGCAATCCTACAAGCTTTGCAAATCCGCTGGAAGGCCGGAGATATTCCGATTGTCTCAATTTTCTTGTAAAGCTTGTCGGACTTTTTGAAGCCCTCCACGTGTTCGTTCTCACCGTACCAATCCACAATTCTTTCAAGACAGACCCGCAGAAGGGCACATGCTGCACGCGGGGAAAGAGCGATGATGGCTTGAGCTTCGTTAAAAACTTCTTTGGCATCTTCGGGCATATCTTCCGCAGGGATTATTCCGTTGCGAACGGGGTATTGAATCTCTCCGTTTTCCCAGAAAACCAAGTTTCCACAACTGCAGCACTCAGTAACGAAAACTCTTTTGGGATGAAAGAAGTGAAACAAGCCATTGTTTCCTCTGTATTCCAATCCATCACTCTGACTCTCATAAAAATTATTCAGAGGCGCTGTTTCCCTTCGTTCAGGGTAAGAGCTAACAACCAGTTTAAGAACAAACATCGTCAAAGTTCCGCAGTGCGGGCATTTATAGGACTCAGGCATGACTAATTTTTCCTTGGAGCAAAAGAACAAATGAAACACATTGACATTGTAAAAAATAGAACTGCGTGCATAAACACTGTCTTCAATTCGATTGAAGAGGCTAAAAATACCCTTAAGAAACTAGAAGAGATGGCTGCACAGAGGGCTGACGGCCGAGTTCTCGACATTCATGAAGTTGGTGTAACAAGCCACAAACTCAGAGGATGCGTGGATCGCATTCTTGTCGGACTAGTGGAATCTCAGACAGTTTCTGAAAATCAATTGCGGGAATAGATGATGGATGACACTGACGAACCATCAGGCGGATCTGTTCGGAGATTCCATTCCCTATTGCCCAAGGAAGCTCAAAGGATTCTCCGAGACAGCGTCCAGCCTCGAAAGAGAGAAAGCAAGGTATGACGAGAGCTGCAAGTACAGGAAGCAATTGCTCGAGTTAAGAGCGAATATCCGGAGTTTTTCCGATCTAAGCGTTAAGCCGTCAACGGTTTCTCTCTCGGATAAGTCTGCCCGGGTAGGTGAATCAAGTCCGCACGCCAAGTACACGGACGTTGAGTTGATTCACTGCTTTGATCTCAGGCTTGCAGGTCTTTCCTTGCGGGAGATATCACGCAAGATGGATATACCTGTCCGGACACTCAGAGACATCTTCTCAGGAAATCGGCGCGCTGTCATGCCTACCCAATTCAAATAACAACCATACCCAGGAGGGAACAACAATCATGTCCATGATGAGATTTAAAAGCACGGATGATCTTGCATACAAGGAACTTCTGGCCAAAACAAAAACTAAAGCAGGCCCCATTGTCTTGAAGAAGATCAGCGGTTTTGTCGGAGGCAAAAAGAACGGGTTTGCCAAGGGCCGAATGAAAGCCGGGCAGATGAACGAGACAGAGAAAGCTTATGCCGCCTACCTAGAATCCGAACGTATCGCAGGCAGGATCAAGGCTTACTGGTTCGAGTCCATAAAGCTCAAAATCGCCGAGGATACTTGTTGGTATAACCCCGATTTTCTTGTGCTTACGGCTGAAGATCAGCTTGAACTGCATGAGGTTAAGGGATCGCCCAAGTTCTTCGCAGACGACGCGAAAGTGAAGACAAAGGTCTGCGCGACTGAGTACCCTTTCCGCATGCTCGTTGTTTATCCGGAGCGTGGTAAGGGGTGGACTTATCAGGAGTTTTGAGCGATGCCCCAAAGAAATGAAATTCAGACCAACACGAAGGCTACCTTAGGGACAGCATCACTGCTGCCGAGAAGGGCTGCGGAGTATCTGCAGCAGGCGGCCGCAGATGCAAAGAGCATGCCGCCGGAATCAATGCG